AAAATTACCATACTTAACTACTGGTTTATTAAAAAATTCAATCATTAATTTCTATGTGTTGACCCTCTTGTGTTTTTAACATTTGATTGTTTTGTTCTTGGCATCGTAAATTAAACTCTTCTGCTATACGACCAAACTCATTTGCTATATGCTTTAAAGTATCTCCCTTTAAAATAATACAACCTTTTTCTTTTATTAAGTCTCTTTCTAATTCAGAAAAAAGCCAAAGCACATCTTCTTCTCTATACTCAAACTTCATCTTTTGCTTTACTCACTAAAGATAGAGCCTCAGGTGGAACGATGATATTTACATCAGTTACAATGTCTTCTTGTTTAGTATCTGTATTAGGATTATTTACATCGTGTTGTGCATCTTCTTTAGAGCCATAACGCACATTAGTTTTTTTGTTTCTATAAATTTCTTCTGATTTGCAATGTATTGTTTTCATACATTGTTTATAGTTTATTTTGTAAGAATTGCAAGAAAAAACCCTAACTAAAAAGTTAGGGTTAAGTTGGAGAATTGAATAAAAATTAATTATAAAGTATCACACTACATAAAAAAATAAAAGACCTATATTTCTCCTTTATTATTATTAATCTTGGTTTAACCAGTAAGATTGATTTATTTTAACAAACTCTACATCATCATAATCTGTTTGTTCAAACCCATCAGTCCAC